TTTCTGTTCTCAAAGGCTGGAAATTGGGGGAGGAAGACTTAAGACTGCGTCAACCGTCTTCTTCGGCATGTTGGGAGAACACCCGAGGTAATGGTGGTTCGTCAGAACATCTCGCTCGTCTCACTGGCGAGTATAATGAGATCTGCGGTTTTGGATGTCTTGCCGTAGCGGATCGTTGTCTCTCGATCCCGTACCCTGACGATACATGTTTTGCACCATTACTGGAAATGTCTTTTCATCCGCATTCGGGTGTCAAAGAGTCTCGTGGTTGCCGCTTTCCGCGGCGAACCGAACTTCTTGCCCAATGTGTGAAATCTCTGGAAACTCGTCCTGATCCCTGGAGAATCACTTGCCGTGTTGGCGCCGTGCTCGAGCCTGCAAAGGTCCGAACGGTGACTGCCGGTGAGTCCTTGCCGTACTGGCTATCCCAAGGTTATCAAAAGTCTATCCACTCTTTCCTGAAAAAGATTCCGCAATTTTCTTTGTGCGGACAACCTCTCGAAAAGTGGCATTTGAACTTTCTTGATGATCTTGCTGGAAAGTATGGTTGGTTCCAAGGCAAGGCCCATGACGGTGAGGAAACCGTTTGGGTCTCAGGTGATTATTCCGCTGCGACCGACAAAATTGATGTCCGTCTCACGCGCGCTTGTCAGCGCGCGTGTGAGGTTGTCATTCGTCGGCAGTGGAAGGGCGACAGTAATTCTCTTGAGGATTATCTCAATGTGATGCGTTCTTGCATTGAGCCTCACAGGATCCATTACCCGAAGGATCTAGAGAAGAAGGCGGAGGAGGAAGCGACTGCGATTTGTATGTCGATCACAGACCTCTACCGCTCTATCCAGAGTGATGAAGAGCTTCTTGCAGATATTGAAGCGCGCGGTCCTGCCGTTGACTCGGAGGGAGAGTGTTTGGAATTTGCTGATTTCGCCGCAAGGCGTTTTCGAAAAATCCGTTCACAATCTCCTCGAATTGATGACGAGGCCGAACGCTCCAAGATTGAGCGGACGATACAGGAGTTATGGGAGAAGCACGGCGAGCTTCTAACACCCTGTGACCAGATGAATGGACAGTTGATGGGCTCTACTCTGAGCTTTCCTATCCTTTGCATGGTCAATTTCGTCACTGCTTGGATCGCGTTGTTTCCTCACATCGCTGATCCTCTGCAAGTTCCAATTCTTGTCAATGGTGATGATATTCTCTTTCGATGCCCGCGCAGCTATGTTGAGCGCTGGTACATGATGATTGAGAACGCTGGCTTTGAGAAATCTGTGGGAAAGAATTTCGTCCACACTCAAGCCATATTCATCAACTCGGAGCCCTGGCTTTGCTCCAAACGACAAGATTTCTCGGTTTCACAGAAGTGCAATTTTCGCAAGGTACCTTTCTTCAATGTTGGCCTCATGCAGGGTCAATCGAAAGTTGCGAAGGTTTCTTCTGTGATCGGGGGTGACAGTTTCCAACCAGTTTACGCACTGCAGCCTGAGGCAGTGTGTGGTGCGCGTGATACGGAGCGAGCAGTGAAACGCTTCCATACCATGCACCGCGAGTCGCTTCGCCTTGCGACCGCAAACGGTTTCTTCTCACATACCTTGCCCTCTTGCTACATGGGGCTGGGAATGATTCCTTGTGAGAAGACCGAGTACACGTACTCTCAACGCGCGCTTGCAAGCGCGATTTGGGAGCGTGCGCGCAACGGCCTGTTGCGCTACACTGAACCGTCCGTTTGGAGTGGATCCTTCGGGCGTCTGAATTTCAGACCAACCATGGGAGATGGAGAAGTGCTTAAACCGATGCACGATCTTTCTCTCGCGAGTGGCTGTCAGTGGTATACTCGGGGTGAGTCGATCAAGCCCGTTCGTGGTTCTCAGAACACGGCAAATGGTTTTACGTATCTCCGAAACCATGATCGACTTTCGAGAAGTCGCCAGTACCTTCTGGCCTGTGAGCTTGATCAGCTTACACACAGTCGGACACTTTTGTCCGATGGCGAATGCGAGATGTTTTCGGACGCGTATGAAATGCGCGCCCTCGCAGTGAAGTATCTCCAGAAACTGTCACCTCGACCAATGCCTGTTGGCTTGGCTCTTCGAGGGTTTTCAGAATCTGGATCGCCAGACTTCTCTTGAATGTTGTTCGGAAAGGTTCGAGGAATGCTGTAGTCTCTGTTGAGCACTGCCATAAGCGTTTCCTTTGACCGAACATCGGTGGGGATGATCTTGATCGCGAGAGCGACTCGTAATCGCGAACTCACGGGTCCGCCTCACGTATGAAAGTCTTGATGAAACCTCCCTTTCCGGCTGACTGCCGGTTTGAAAGGGGAGTGATATAGTCTTGATAGTCATACGGGGGGTGGACTTGGGGGTTCGCCAATGTACCAAGCGGACTCTTCCGCGATCACGTCCGACCATGACGTTAAACTAGTCCGTTAGAGCTTGTCGACAAAGCTCATGGGGTTCTCTCAGAAACGCTCTTTATTGTTCATTGCCCGAACACCATTATCACACTTGATGGATAGATGGCATTGGAATGGAGAGTGATTCCCAAAACGGTGCAACGGAGACGTTCGTTGCTTAATAGTTCCGTGCTAAGTGCAGATATCGTAATTCTGCTAAACGCCGACAGACTGCAAAGGTTTGTCTGAGAGGATGTACAGTCGCTGGGGAGACGTCCAGCCTGCCACGACCTTGGCACGTGCGTTACCAGGTATCCCATGGATC